ATATTAGATACCCCATATTAAGACAATAACAAAGCCAATCATACAAGTGTAAAATACAATTTTATCGTTCATTATTTAAACACCAATGCATTTACTTTAGCGCGTGTATCTTTTAAGATAGTCAAAGTTTTAGCCACATCAATATCAGCAGATTCTACTTTTTCGAGTCTTTTAATCATGGTATCAAATCCGGCTAAAATTCTACCACTTTCCGTAATTTCCGATTCTACTTTATCTTTGGGGAATAATTCACGAAATACACGGGAAAAACCTTGTCGCATAGAATCATAGGTGCGCTTGTCCGTAGCACTTATTGTTTTGACTTTTCGCCCATTTAAAAATTCTGCGTATGCTTCTTTGGGTATTTTACGCGCCTCATCTTCTGATAGTCCCTTGATATGCTTTTTACATTCGGTAGCTACCTTGCTTGATACTTTACCCGCTTCGCTTGCGACTGCTATTAATGTTGAGTATTTCATAATATAACCTTTCGATAGTGTGTGACATGTCACACGTTAAATCAGTAAGAGCCTTTCCCTTACTGTTAAAGCTATTATACTCCTATTATGGAAAAAGTCAAGCAATATCAAAGAGTTATATAATTTGGCTTTGTGACATGTCACACGTTGACCCTACCTACCCGCCATCCCCCCAAATTATTTAGGGACTCCATAGGCTTTCATACACACTATGTGCCACACGAATTTTCTATATTTTTCTACAGTTTGTCACTTATACATGACACCCCCACCCCCCTAATATAGAAACACCCCCCGGTAGGAGTCCCAACCTCCTGACTTGCATATAATATATATTGTGTGCTATAAACGCAGCAACTGACATCCGATGTCTGCAGTTTGTATAAAGGTATATTTGTGGATACAATTTCTATTAGCCCTAGTATAGATATGTGTGGCGGCCCAGATGCGGCTGTATTACTAGCTGATGTGTCTCTATTTGACCGTGCAAAACTCGCGGTACATACTTTAAATACATTATTTCCTTCATCTGGTGAACCCACCGAATACGATGAAGATGCAGCTAGAGATGCGTTTACTATATTAACTACGGAAGTAACCGATAAAAAACCCACTAATCGGGGTACTACTGCGGTACTTCAAACATTAGAAACGTATTCTAGGCCCGCGGTTAAAAAGTTAGATGCCCTTCTAACCCAATATGACGAAGAACTCGTTAATGGTGCGCTGCGATTACGCGAATACACAAAAAATAAACTGCTAGAAGAAAGCACAAATCCCGACGGTAAGATAAGAATCCGTGCGTTAGAACTTCTTGGTAAGATAAAAGACGTTGGGTTGTTTACTGACCGGTTAGAGATTACCCATAAAACTAAATCAGACGAAGAGCTTGAGGAAGAGATACGCCAACGACTTTAACGGTGCATGGGTTCAATAGATGTAGTACCACATAAAGTTACAACTGCAAAAACCCCACCTAATTTAACCGATGTTGACAATCTCCTATGATTGATCCGCAGTTAGCGGCAATACAAAATAACCCAGCCCTGCTTCGTTCAATGCCACGAGCAGAAAAAGAAGCTATTTTGGATCGTTTAAAGGAGTTAACGCACCGAAAACAGCAGAAATCGGCTAAATTGCACCTTTTAGACTTCATAAAGTACGTTGAACCCACCTATAAGATAGGCCCACACCATAAAAAGCTTGCTGAACTGCTTGAAAGCATTGCTAAAGGGGAAAAAGACCGCATCATTGTGAACATGGCACCGCGTATGGGAAAGTCTCATATGGTGTCTTACTACTTTCCGGCATGGTTTTTAGCCAATTACCCCGATAAAAAAGTCATGATGGTGTCCCACACGGCTGATTTGGCGGTTGGGTTTGGTAGAAAAGTGCGTAATTTGATTGATAGTGACGCGTTTAAAGAACTTTTTAACGGAATTAATGGAGAAAAAGGCATAGAACTGAGCCAAGACTCCAAAAGTGCGGGTAGATGGAACACAAATTACGGCGGAGAGTACTTTGCGGTGGGTGTAGGGGGCGCAATTGCGGGTCGAGGCGCTGATTTACTACTTGTAGATGATCCACATAATGAACAAGACATTATTAACGGTAACTTGGACATATTTGACAAAGCATATGAGTGGTTTACTACTGGTGCGCGAACACGTTTAATGCCGGGGGGTAGGGTAGCTATCGTGCAGACTCGTTGGGCGTTAAATGATTTAACGGGGCGGTTAACTCGTGACATGACGCAGAATGAAGGGTCAGATCAATACGACATAGTGGAGTTTCCGGCGGTATTAGAGAGGGAAGTTGAGGCAGTTAATGAAGATGGTGAACCACATATAGAGTTTGTGCAGAAATCTTTGTGGCCTGAGCAGTGGCCCTTAGAAGCGTTGCTAAAAACTAAAGCGTCGATGCCCTCGTATCAGTGGAACGCTCAGTACCAGCAAAACCCCACGTCAGAAGAAGGCGCTATCGTCAAACGGGAGTGGTGGAAAGTGTGGGAAGAGGACTACACGCCAAGGTGTGAGTTTATTATCCAGACATGGGACACGGCGTTTGAGAAAAACAACCGGGCTGACTTTAGTGCGTGTACAACGTGGGGCATCTGGTGGCCTGAAGGCCAAGAACAAGACCGTGGGGCAGCTAATATAATCCTGTTAAATGCGTTCAAAGACCGGATGGAGTTCCCTGAATTAAAGAAAGTGGTGTTTGAGCATTACAACGAGTGGGAACCAGATGTACTGATAGTTGAGAAGAAAGCATCAGGAGCGCCACTAATATATGAGCTACGGGCTATGGGGATAGTGGTTGGGGAATACACTCCAAGTCGTGGTCAAGATAAGATAGCTAGGTTAAACTCCGTATCGGATATGTTTGCATCTGGTATGGTGTGGGCACCGCAGACTCGTTGGGCGGAAGAAGTAGTCGATGAGATTGCTGCGTTTCCTGTAGGGCAACATGATGACTATGTAGACGCGACAACCCTAGCATTAATGCGGATACGACAAGGTGGGTTCGTGAAATTAAGTAAAGACGAAGCCGATGAAATTAAATACTTCAAATCCAAGCGTAGAGCTGGATATTATTAATAAGGACAGATCATGGCTATAGATAAATCGTTGTATGAAGCCCCACAGGGATTAGAAGCTCTTGCCGCTCAAGATGTAGAGCCGGAGTTGGAGATTGAAATTGAAGACCCAGAATTGGTAAAGATTAAAGCTGGGGATATGGAAATTGAGATTGACCCACAAGAAGAATCTGAAGATGAGTTCAATGCTAACTTAGCTGAAGAGATGGATGATCGGGAGTTGCAGACTCTAGCGGGTGAACTGTTAGGTGACTACCAAGGCGACGTATCTTCCCGTAAAGAATGGTTAGATACCTACGTCAAAGGTTTAAAATTACTGGGGTTAAAACACGAAGAACGTAGCGAGCCGTGGTCTGGGGCTTGCGGTGTATTTCATCCGTTACTCATGGAGAGCGCGGTTAAGTTTCAGTCTGAAACTATTATGGAGACGTTTCCAGCATTAGGGCCGGTAAAGACTACTATTATTGGGAAAGAAACCCCTGAGAAAGTAGATGCGTCTACCCGTGTAGCTGCGGATATGAACTACGAATTAACCGAGCGTATGCCAGAATATAGGCCCGAACATGAGCGAATGTTGCTTGCGTTATGTCTGTCGGGCAATGCGTTTAAGAAGATTTACTTTGATCCGTCTATAGAACGGCAAACAGCACCGTTTGTTCCAGCAGAAGATATTGTAGTTCCTTATGGTGCTATGAATCTTGAATCGGCGGAACGCGTAACCCATCGGATGCGTAAGACCAAGAACGAGTTACGTAAGCTGCAGGTAGCTGGGTTCTACAGAGATATTGACTTGGGTGAGCCAGTAAATACGTTAGATGAGATTGAAAAACAAAAAGCTGAAGATCAAGGGTTTTCAGCAACGTCAGACAACCGGTTTCAGATTCTTGAGATGCATGTCAATCTTGACCTTAAAGGGTACGAAGATGAAGATGACGGAGAGCCTACCGGTATTGAGTTGCCGTATGTAGTTACGATAGAGAAGGGCACTTCTAATATTTTAGCAATACGTAGAAATTGGTTACAAGACGACAAGTTAAAGCAACGTAGACAGCATTTTGTTCACTACGGGTACATCCCCGGATTTGGGTTTTATTACTTTGGTTTGATCCATTTAGTTGGTGGTCACGCTAAAGCTGCAACATCGTTACTTCGTCAGTTAATTGATGCAGGTACACTATCTAATTTGCCGGGCGGGTTGAAGTCTCGTGGGTTACGTATTAAGGGTGACGATACACCGATTGCTCCGGGTGAGTGGCGTGACGTGGACATCCCAAGTGGTGCTATTCGAGACAACATTCTACCCCTTCCATACAAAGAACCATCACAAGTTCTTGTAGGTTTGATGGATAAAGTTGTAATGGACGGTCAGAGATTTGCTGCAACAGCTGATCTTAAAGTATCTGACATGTCGGGTCAGTCCCCAGTTGGAACTACGTTAGCTATCCTAGAACGTATGTTAAAAGTGATGAGTGCAGTTCAAGCACGGATTCACTACACGATGAAGCAAGAGTTTAAATTATTAGCTGCAATTATTCGTGATAACACACCAGAGGACTACGACTATGAACCGGAAGTTGGGAATCGCAAGGCTAAGAAAGCTGACTACGACATGGTGGCTGTTGTCCCGGTTTCAGACCCAAATGCCTCAACAATGTCCCAACGGGTTGTTCAGTACCAAGCAGTCTTACAGCTATCCCAAACAGCACCCCAGATATACGACCTCCCCTTCCTCCATAGACAAATGATTGAGACGTTAGGTGTTAAGAATGCCTCTAAGATTATTCCTATGGACGCGGATATGAAACCTGTTGATCCAGTGTCTGAAAACATGAATGTTCTTATGGGCAAACCTGTTAAAGCATTTATACATCAAGACCATAAGGCGCATTTGGGTGTGCATATGGCGGCAATGAAAGACCCCAAAATTATGCAGTTGGTTGGGCAAAATCCAAAAGCGCAAGCAATTATGGCAGCGGCTTCAGCACATATCATGGAGCATATAGCGTTTCAGTATCGTAAAGAAATTGAAGAACAACTTGGGTCAGCATTACCACCCATGCCAGAGAAAGATGGTGAGCACACGTTACCTGATGATATTGAGATTCAGTTGTCTCAACTTGTTGCCCAAGCAGCCCAGCGTTTACTGCAAAAAGATCAAGCAGAAGCAGCTCAACAGCAAGCTCAACAACAGCAACAAGACCCAATTATTCAAATGCAGCAACAAGAGTTACAGCTCAAACAGCAAGAGTTACAACTTAAAGTTCAACAATCTCAGCAAGAACTTCAATTAAAAATGCAGCAAGCGCAACAACAGTTCCAATTGGATCAGGGTGAACTTGAGCGTAAGAAACAAAAAGACATGATTGAAGCCGCAACAAAAGCTGACGAACTTAAACTTCGTGAATCGGAACTTAACGCAAAACAAGAAACAGATGGTACTCGTATGGGTATAGATATTAAGAAACAACAAGCCCAGCTAAATGCACAACAGCAAGCCGAAGGACTACGTATTGGAACTGAGGTTGCAAGGCATAAGGCTGAAATGCAAAACAATCGACAAAGGGAAATTGAATGACAAACAACAACCAAACGCTGGAGTACGTTGATTCCAAACTCAACGAACGGCGCAATGAACTAAAGGATTTTTTAGCAAATGGGGCGCTAAAAGATTTTAATGAGTACCAAAAACTTTGCGGGGTAATTCAGGGTCTGGACTACGCAAAGCAAATCATTTCAGACCTTGCAAACCGTTTGGAGAATAATGAAGATGACTGATGCACAAGTTGAAACCGTAGATGAAGAAAATGCACGTAAAGCTAAACAACTACCTGAACCGGTAGGCTATCGCCTTTTATGTGCCGTTCCTACTATTGAAGACAAATACGATAGCGGGCTTCTTAAAGCTGACATTACTGTAGAGCATGAAGAAATTCTAACTACAGTATTGTTTGTTGTGAAACTTGGCCCGGATGCTTATAAAGACCCAGTTAAATTTCCTACAGGGGCATGGTGTAAAGAAGGTGATTTTGTGTTAATACGCCCGCATAGTGGAACTCGTTTGTCAATTCACGGCAAAGAATTTCGCATTATTAACGATGATTCTGTTGAGGGAACGGTTGAAGACCCTCGCGGCATTAAGCGCAAATAGGAGTAATTTATGTCCGAATTTAAATTTCCAGATGAAGTAGAAGAAGTAAAAATAGAAGTATCTCAAGAAGGTAGTGATGTTGAAATAGAAGTTGTAGATGACACCCCTGCTGCGGATCGTGGGCGGGAACCTTTACCTCAAGAGATGGTTAAAGAACTTGAAGATGATGACCTTGAGCAGTATTCAGATAAGGTTAAAAAACGTCTTGGGCAGATGAAGAAAGTCTGGCATGACGAGCGCCGTGAGAAGGAACGTGCGTCCCGTGAAAAAGAAGAAGCGTTGCGGGTAGCACAAACATTGGTGCAAGAAAATAACCAATTAAAACAAAGACTTGGGCATGGTGAACAGTTATTTGTTAATGAAATTACTAAGTCTGCTACAACAGAACTACAATCCGCTAAAGATCGGTTAAAACAAGCGTATGAAGCGGGTGATCCAGAACTTATAACTGATGCACAAGAAGCATTAACTGATGCAAAACTTAAACTTAAAGACTACCAAAGATATAAACCTGCTTTACAGCAGCCAGAAATTAGTGTAGAACAGCGGTTACGGGCACAAGCACCCCAGCAAGTTGCTGATCCTAAAGCTGAAAAGTGGCGGGAAAAGAATACTTGGTTTGGGGCGGACGAGGAGATGACTAGCCTTGCACTTGGTCTGCATGAAAAACTAGTCCGATCTGGTGTTGATCCTCGTAGTGATGATTACTACCAGCGCGTCGATGAAACAATGAGGAAACGATTCCCCGAATCTTTCGAGGATGAAACTTCTCAAACGAAGGGACGGACACAATCCGCACCTCGCAAAGCAGCTAGTGTGGTAGCTCCAGCTACGCGAAGCACCGCGCCTAGAAAAGTGCAGTTAACGCAAACCCAGATGGCATTAGCCAAACGACTTGGTGTGTCCCCTGAAATTTACGCTAAAGAAGTAATCAAATTGGAGAACTATAATGGCTGAAAATCGTCTCGCTCGTGAGTTGCAATCAAGAGAAACTACGCAGCGCAAAACAACATGGTCACTACCTACGTTATTACCTACTCCAGCAGAGGAGGAAGGTTACCAATTTAGGTGGATTAGGACTAGTATTATGGGTCAATTTGATCCAACAAATACTTCTTCTAAACTTCGGGAAGGTTGGGAGCCTGTAAAGGCTGAAGATAAACCCGAAATGATGCTTTACTCCGACCCCAATAGTCGTTTCAAAGACAATATTGAGAACGGTGGTTTAATGCTTTGTAAAATGCCAACCGAAATGGTGAAGCAGCGGGCAGCACACTATGCAAATGTGTCACGTTCGCAAATCGAAGCAGTAGACAATAGTTTTATGAAATCCAATGATCCGCGGATGCCGCTTTTTAACGAGCGAAAATCTACAACGACATTTGGTTCTGGTTCTAAATAACTTAATTTTTAGGAGTATTAATAATGGCTTATCCTACTGTCAGTGCACCTTATGGGTTACGTCCCATAAACCTGATCGGTGGTCAAGTCTTTTCAGGTTCAACCCGCCAGATGTTTATTGCTAGTGGCGAAGGCACCTCCATTTTTTATGGCGATGTCGTTAAACTAGTAGCTGGTGGTACGATCCGTAAAGACGTGGGCACTGATGCGGCTACACCGGTTGGCGTATTCTTGGGCTGTTCTTACACAAGTCCAAGCACCAATCAAAAAATCTTTGCTCAATACTGGCCCGCAAGCACTGTAACTGCTGATGCTACTGCTTATGTAGCTGATGATCCTGATACATTGTTTAAAGTGGCTATCGTTAGTGGCACAACCACAATTACTGGCAAAACTATTGCTGTTATTGGTTCTAACGCTGTTCTAGTTCAGAATACCGGAAGCACCACTACTGGTGATAGCGCTGTTGCGATTATCGCACCGGATGCTACTACTTCAACTTTCCCAATCCGTATCGTAGATGTGGTCGCGGAAACAACCAACTCTTCGGGTTCTTATACCGAAGTTATTGTCAAGTGGAATCAAGGTATGCATATGTACCTGAATCCAACTGGCATTTAAGGAGAATGAATAATGGCTATCTCACGCGCCCAGCTACTTAAAGAGCTTTTACCCGGACTGAACGCATTGTTTGGTATGGAGTACAAGCGTTACGGCGAAGAACACAAAGAGATTTTTGAAACAGAAACCTCTGAGCGTTCATTTGAAGAAGAGACGAAGTTGTCTGGTTTCTCTGCTGCACCTGTTAAAAACGAGGGCAATGCCATCGCTTACGACAATGCGCAAGAAGCTTGGACTGCTCGTTACAACCACGAAACTATTGCTCTTGGTTTCTCGGTCACTGAAGAAGCGATCGAAGATAACTTGTATGACTCCTTGTCGTCACGTTATACCAAGTCATTAGCCCGCGCTATGGCGTACACCAAACAAGTTAAAGGCGCTTCAGTATTGAACAACGCTTTTGCCTCGTCTGGCTACACCGGCGGTGATGGCGTAGTCTTATGTTCGACTGCACATCCGTTGGTTTCTGGTGGCACCAACAGCAACACTTTCACCACCCAAGCTGACTTGAACGAAACCTCCCTTGAGGCGGCCGTAATTCAAATCGCAGGTTGGACTGATGAACGTGGTCTGTTGATCGCTGCTAAACCTCGTAAATTGATTGTTCCACCAAACTTGATGTTCGTTGCTACCCGCTTGCTCGAAACAGAGTTACGCACCGGCACGACTGACAATGACGTGAACGCAATCAAAACCATGGGTTCTATTCCTGAAGGCTACCGCGTCAATCACTTCTTGACCGACACCAACGGCTGGTTCCTCATGACTGATGTTCCTAACGGTCTAAAGCACTTTGTTCGTAGCCCATTGGCTAACTCAATGGACGGTGACTTTGATACCGGCAACGTACGTTACAAGAGCCGCGAGCGTTACAGCTTCGGTTGGAGTGACCCGTTGGGCATCTTCGGTAGTTCTGGTGCTTAGTAATAAAATCAAGCACTTAGCTTCACTAAGCCCCCCTAACCGGGGGCTTTTTATTTTGTAATAACTCCTACTTAGTTTTAAGTTAACATAGCTACGCAGCAAATACTGCTGTAGCCCAATACACTTAGGAGACCACCATGATTGTG